ATATTTAATACACTTATAATATTTATTTACTTTATATATATTCTTTTTCTTTTGGTTCTTTTCTTTTTCTTAAAAAAATCATTCAAGATATAGTGATATGTCATATATATTTACATTGATATCAATTATCTGATATATAATATAAAAAGTTGCTGCTCCTTTGATAGAAATGTTATTGATGACTCTAAATAACCTGTCGATTTCATTCAAAGATGTTATGAGTTCCCATCGAGGATGTTTGGGGAGTCAACGTTCCTTTTCTTAAAATTGGTCTCCTGTTTTAAGATTTCATGACGTAATTAACCCTTTCATAAGCAATTAGTCACCAGCACACGGGTGGCGTCATAATTTTTAAACCAACTTCTAGACTATTAGGTTTATACCTGGTAGTCTTTTTTATGTTATGTTATATATATCTCATATATTTTGATATCAATGCCAAAACCTAAGACCGACTACATAAGATATGTCTGTAATTTCACTATCAAACAATATGAAGCCTTAAAAGATAAAAGCGATGAAGAAGGAATCCCCATCGCTCACCAGGTTAGAACTGCTGTTAATGAATATATAAAAAATTAATTTATATCTACATTCTTTATAAGGCTATTTGATTTAAGAATTTCTCCTAAAATTAATTCTTTTATGGGAAAAGAACTTTTTGTTAGGTGTTTGTAATCAGATTTATCTATCATGTCTTAACATCCTTAATCGGTAAGTAATAAAATTAGTTATACAAACCTCCTTCCATGAGATTCACTTTTCATTTCTAACATTTTTTGATTTCTTACATGAGGTGGGTCTTGATAATCATTAAAGTATGCCTCTATTTCAGCATCACTAGGTTCGTAATAGATAATAGATTCGATAGCTTCTAAGGCATCATGTATATTATCCCAAGTTGGAACGTTATACTCAGCATCACAAGGCCATCTGCATTGTAATTTTTCTTGTTCTTCAATATATTTTTTAAGAATAATGTGTATAGAATCAAGTCTCATTTTGTAATCTCCATATAAGGTGTTTTAGTTTCATATAAATCTTTATTATGATCCCACCAAAGATCAATCATATATTTTTGATCTCCGAAAAAATAACCTTTATCTGATTCTCTACATTCTTCAATATAGAACTCTATAAAAGGTTCATAATAATCCGGGTTTAGATTATTATCTTTAGCTAATTCTTTGGCAGCATTAGTACAATGCTCTTCAAACTTTTCATTGATATAAAGACCGTCAAGAGTCTCTAAAGTTTGATTTTCTAGTGGATTGTCAATCATTTTCGTTAGCGAATTTTAGTGTTTGATTATTTTTTAAGGAAGTATTTAAGTCTATCTTCATACTTTTCAATTTTTTCTAATGTTTCATCATCTTCATCATTTTCATACTTAATACACAAATTTTCATACATATTTTTATTTCTATAAAACATCTTCTGACCTAAATCATATTTGATTTGATAATCGCTTATAAATTCTTTTTTATTATCTTCTTCCCAGCTTCTGATATCTTCATCATTAATAACATCATCATACCAGGTGTAAAAAGTAGTTTTATGAACGTCATTAAACTCTTTCTTACATTCCTTGATTACTTGATTACGAGATTTTTTTTCTTTTATAAGTTCTTTTATTCTCTCGTAACAACTTTCTTTATTAGGATTTTCTCTAACCATCTAATCATCCTCTGGGCAGGTTTCTTCATTAATTAAAAGCTTTTCAAATCCCTCTATATCATCAACATAGGGATTTTCATTACTTATCTTTTCAATCCTCTGCATAGCGTGTTCTCTATAAGTGTGATTATGTGACGCTAAATGATTGATTAATCTAATAATCGTGACCTGGTATTCAGGCATTAATTCACTTAATCGATGTCTCATCACGATTAAATGATTTTGTCTTTCATTCATAATTAAAATGATATAAGGTTATGTATGTATGATATCATAATATTAGTAAACTAATCAAATTTGCCTTTAATATGAGCTACATCAAACAATTCTGTCATAATCACAACATCACCACTAATGATGAGCTTAAAAAGCACTTAACCAGGTTAAATAAGTTTAAATCAAGTGATGAAAACTTAAATATCCTGATTAATTTACTTTTAATTAATTATTTAAAGTCTAAAGATCTTAAATGATCAGTCCAACCGCCTTCATTTTCTATTTTGATTTCCTCTTTGATTCGTTCCTCGTGGAATTCTTCAAAGGTTTGATATTGATGATTTAATATCTGATAACCCATTGAATAAATAGCGTTATATTGTGATTTTCTAATTAAATCAAAAGTATTTATAGATGGATCATCAGTTAATTCTAAATCTCCAAGAGTAAAGCAACCCCTAGAATTAAATTCATTAAGCCATAAGGCTAAACAGTTGTTATATACATCTGTCAATGAATCAGCTATCTCATGTAAAGAATCTTCTAAATTTTCTTTATCATATTGATTTACAAAATTATCTAATAATAAATAAATCATTTTGTATCTCCAATGATTAGGAAATTCGTCATCATGTAATTCTTTTACAAAATCTTGATAAGTTTCCTTTTGATCTTCTTTTAAATAGATTTCATCTGAGCAATCTGTCCAAATAAAAGCATCTAAAAACTTTCTTAACTGTTCCTTTTGGTTTGTTGAAGTAATCATTTTTTTAATTAAATAAATTGTTTTTCTTGTATAGGTTACTTGATATTACATATCCATATAAATCTTTTAAATTCTTTTCAATTTCTTCTTCATCCTTACCGATATAATCATAATCATTAGGATATAAATAAGGATGGAAAAAGTAATGATCTCCATTTTCTAGAATTTCATAAAAACTACCAAACGTAAAAACTCTTATAAATTTAGTTGGTGTTGTTTCTTTACTTGGTAAATAAGTATCAATATGTTTGTTATTAATACTTGGATCAATACAATCAATTGGAACTTCCATTTGTTCCAATAAATCATAATTTTCTTTTATAAATGGAACATCAACAAAGTGATTCTTCCATTCTTCAAAACTTAATTTTTTCATAGGTTTAATTAAATAATTTTGAATAAAAAAAACTAATTCATTTAAGAGTTAGTTATTGGATAATTGATTTCTTCTTTTTTTAATAAATCATTTTCTTGTATTGAAAATAATTTATTAAATAAAGTATCATAAAATTCTTTTTTCTTACTTCTTCCATTAACTATGAAATCAGTAGAAGAATTTACAGCAAGAAGAATTGTATTATATTCTTCAAAGTTTAGAAATTTTTTCATGATTAAATCCTATTTAATAGTGTTTGTACTTGATTAGTTCTTTCTTCTAATCTTGTCTTTAATGTGTTTGTAATTGTTAATCCTTGCCAAAGTAGGATTAGAAAACATCCAAGTGTTAATAATGATCGTGTCATGATTAATTAAATGAAAGTGAATAATTTTAATGTGTTTAGCTTTATTAGCTCTGTGAGAGGCTTTTATCTGACTTGCCTAGTTTTATCAATTAGAAATAAATGGCTTATCAGAGAGGATTTTAGATACTAGTAAATATCTATCTCCTTAATATTAATGATATCACATTATATCAGTTATGCACAAGGATTTTAAGAAAATATTTTATTTATTTTTATAGCTATGAGGGGACGGCTTGCAACCTAGGTAAAATTTTTGCGTGCGTGGG